TGACTATATGACTATATGACTAGGAATCCGGCTAGGCACGCTCATGCACCGTGCACCTAGTCATATAGTCACGCCGAAAATGACTATGGATGCACCTTCAATCCAATGACTATATGACTAGGTGGCCATGCGGCCATGCGGCCATGCGACCGATGACTAGATGACTATATGACTATGCCCAGGTTGCACATTGTGTAACGCTGCCAGCTGCTAGGCGTCGGCCTGCTGCTGCACTGCACCATAGCCGAGGCCGCGTGCTGGTGCTGCGGTGCATCATGGCTGGATGCTGCGGTGCAACAGGCTGGTGGCCGGGGCCAGGGGGGAGGGAGGGCCGAGCGAACGGTCATATAGCTGTACAGGCTCCAAGCACAATTTTTTATTTTTTGAAACTAACAAACGCTAGTGTGTCAATAGTAAACACTTGCCTCTCCCCCGGCGCCTGCGGTATCTTCAGTTCATGTTTCAGTCACTACCGTTTGCCCCGCGCAAGGTGCAGGCCACCGAGGCGCGGTTGAAGGCGATATATGATGCAGCGGCGCTGGGTTTGCGCGGCGACAGCCTGGCGCTTGCGGCGGGGATGCTTCCGTCAGAGTACCGACAGCTATGCCAGCTCGACCCGCTGGCTGAAATGGCCGCCCAGAAGGGCCTGGCCGACGCGGAAGCGGAAATGGCAGGGCATCTGCGCGAGGCGGCTCGAAATGGCGATGCGAAAGCGGCACTAGCCATCCTGCAGAACCGCCACGACTGGGTTGCCAAGCAGTCGGTCTCGGTGTCGGTCGAAGGCCAGATCAGCGTGCTGTCGGCACTTCAGGCGGCGCAATCGCGTGTGATCGAAGGCCAGATCGAGCAGCAACCCGCAAATGTGATACCCCACAACGTAGAGACACATGCAGAAGCCGATCTACAGCGCTGACGACGAGCAGCTCCTGATGACGCGGCTGTGGTCGCCGGCCATTGCCGACGATCCGGAGGCGTTTGTGCTGTTTGCCTTCCCGTGGGGGCAGGCCAACACGCCGTTGGCCAGGTTCAAAGGCCCGCGCAAGTGGCAGCGCGAGGTGCTGCGCCAACTGACGGCGCATATAAAGGCCAACCGCGGCAAAGTGGACATGGACACGATGCGCATGGCGGTGGCCTCGGGCCGCGGTATCGGCAAATCGGCGCTGGTCAGTTGGCTCATTCTGTGGATGCTGACGACGCGAATCGGCTCATCGGTGGTGGTCAGTGCCAACTCCGAGGCGCAGTTGCGTAGTGTCACATGGGGCGAACTAGCTAAATGGTCCACGATGGTGATCAATGCGCACTGGTGGGAGATCAGCGCGACCAAAATCGTGCCTGCGACGTGGCTGACGGAACTGGTGGAGCGCGATTTGAAGAAGGGAACGCGCTACTGGGCCGCAGAAGGCAAGCTCTGGAGCGAGGAAAACCCCGATTCCTACGCCGGTGTGCATAACCACGACGGAATGATGCTGATTTTTGACGAAGCCAGCGGTATTCCTGACGGAATCTGGTCAGTTGGCGCCGGATTCTTCACCGAAAACGTCTTGGACCGATACTGGATGGCGTTCAGCAACCCTCGACGCAATCAGGGCTACTTTTTCGAGTGTTTTAACGCCAAACGCGACTTCTGGACCACCAAACAGGTCGATGCGCGCACGGTGGAGGACACCGACAAGCGTGTTTATGAGCAGATCATTGCCGAATACGGCGAAGACAGCTCACAGGCCAAGATCGAGGTGTACGGCGAGTTCCCATCGGAGGGCGATGACCAGTTCATCGGCCCGCAGATGGTGGATGAGGCCATGGAGCGCTCGGCGTACAAGGACACGACGGCGCCGATTGTCATTGGCATCGACCCGGCACGCGGTGGCGCGGATTCGACGGTCATTCTGGTGCGCCAGGGCCGCGATATCGTGGCCATCCGGCGCTATCAGGGCGAGGATACGATGTCGATCGTGGGCCGGGTAATCGAGGCAATCGAGGACTTCAAACCGGCGCTGACGGTCATCGACGAGGGCGGACTGGGTTACGGCATTCTGGACCGGCTCAACGAGCAGCGTTACAAGGTTCGCGGCGTGAACTTTGCCTGGAAGGCCAAGAACCCGATCATGTGGAAGAACAAGCGCTCGGAGATGTGGGGGGCGATGCGCGAGTGGCTCAAATCGGCGGCGCTGCCACAGGATCGGCGGCTGAAGTCTGACTTGACAGGCCCCCTGAAGAAGTTAGACTCGTCGGGGGCTATCTTGCTTGAGGGCAAGAAGGAAATGAAGGCACGCGGCATGGCCTCTCCTGACGCAGCAGACGCGCTGGCGGTCACGTTTGCCTTCCCGGTGGCGCACCGCGAACCTGTCGCACGCCACGAGACTCGCGTCATGCCGCAGGGCGGCACCATGGTCACAAGTTGGATGGGTGCGTAGTGGCAAAGCACGACAAACTGCTGGATGTCGCCCGGCGTCGGTTCACGATGGCGGTGTCGGCGTATTCCGACACCCGCGAGGATGAACTCGATGACCTGCGCTTTGCGGCAGGCTCACCGGATAACAGTTGGCAGTGGCCGGCGGACGTGCTGGCCACCCGCGGGGCGGTGCAGGGGCAGACGATCAACGCCCGGCCATGCCTTACGATCAACAAGCTGCCGCAGCACATCAAGCAGGTCACCAACGACCAGCGGCAGAACCGCCCGTCGGCCAAGGTCATTCCAGCTGACGACAAGGCGGATGTTGAGGTTGCCGAGATCTTTGATGGCATCATCCGGCACATCGAGTACATCTCGGATGCTGATGTGGCCTACGATACGGCCTGCGAGAACCAGGTCACCTTTGGTGAAGGCTACATCCGCATCCTGACCGAGTACGAGTCCGAGGACACGTTCAACCAGGACATTCGGATCGGGCGTGTCCGTAACCCGTTTTCGGTCTACATGGACCCGACGATTCAGGATCCCTGCGGCGCCGATGCTGCGTGGTGCTTCATCACGCAGGACATGCTCAAGGAAGACTACGAGCGTGAGTTCCCGGACGCAGAACCCATCTCCTCGATCGAATCCCGTGGCGTGGGCGACAGTTCGCTCTCGCAGTGGATCAATCAGGACACGGTGCGCATTGCCGAGTACTTCTACATCGAGCATGTGCCAGCGACGCTGAACCTGTACCCGGGCGGCATGACGGCCTTTGAAGGCTCGCCCGAGGCTCGCCAGATCGAGATGATGGGCCTTGCGCCGCTGCGCACCCGGCGCGTGGACCGCAAGCAAGTCAAGTGGTGCAAGATCAACGGCTACGAAGTGCTGGAGGAGCGCGACTGGGCGGGTAAGTACATTCCCGTCGTGCGCGTCGTCGGCAACGAGTATGAGGTGGACGGTCAGGTGCATCTGTCGGGCTTGGTGCGAAACGCCAAGGACGCCCAGCGCATGTACAATTACTGGGTCAGTCAGGAAGCCGAAATGCTGGCGCTGGCACCCAAGGCGCCGTTTGTCGGCTACGCCGGTCAGTTTGAAGGCTACGAACACCAGTGGAAGACGGCCAACGTCAACAACTGGCCCTACCTTGAGGTCAACCCGGATGTGACGGACGGACAGGGCGGCGTGCTGCCGCTGCCGGCTCGCTCGCAGCCGCCGATGGCGCAGACGGGGCTGATTCAGGCCAAACTGGGGGCCTCGGACGACATCAAGGCCACCACCGGGCAGTACGACTCAAGCCTGGGGCAGACCAGCAACGAGCGCTCGGGCAAGGCGATTCTGGCCCGCGAACGGCAGACCGACACCGGAACCTACCACTATGTCGATAACCTTGCCCGCGCCGTCCGCTACGTCGCCCGTCAGATCGTTGACCTTATTCCAAAGATCTACGACACCGAACGGATTGCCCGTATCGTGGGTATTGACGGGGACACCGACTACGCCCGCATCAATCCTGTTCAGCAGGAACCGGTCAAGCGAATTACTGACGCCAACGGCAATGTGATCGAGAAGATCTACAACCCGACGGTGGGCAAGTACGATGTGTGCGTCACTACCGGCCCCAGCTACCTGACCAAGCGCCAGGAAGCGCTGGAGTCGATGAGCAATCTGCTGCAGGGCAACCCGGAACTGTGGGCGGTGGCGGGCGACCTTTTCATCAAGAACATGGACTGGCCGGGTGCGCAGGAAATGTCCAAGCGCTTCGCCAAGACTATCGACCCCAAGCTGTTGTCGGATGACGACAAGTCGCCGGCGCTGCAGATGGCCGAGCAGCAGATGCAGGCCATGGCACAGGAAATGGAGCAGATGCACAAGATGCTCCAGAACGTGCAGCAGTCGATGGAAGCGCAGGAATTGCAGATCAAGGCGTATGATGCCGAAACCAAGCGCATCTCTGCCGTGCAGGCCGGTATGTCCGAAGAACAGATCCAGGACATCGTGGCAGGCACAATTGCTGCGGCAATCCACACCGGCGATCTGATAGGTGAAATGCCCCTACGCAATCAGGAAATGCCGGTATCTCCCGACATGATGGGTGAAATGCAATGAAAATGGCCGATTTCATCGGTGAACTGTTTCTGGCCCGCGATGTCGCCCACAGCGTGCATCTGAACACCCGCAGCTACGCCAAGCACATGGCGCTGGAGGCGTTCTACGATGGCATCGTAGGGCACGCTGACGCGCTGGCCGAGATGTACCAGGGTCGGCACGGCCTGATGGGTCAGGTGCCGCTGCTGTCGGTCAAGAAGCCTGGCAACGTGGTGGAGTTCCTGCAGGATCAGTTGGCGCGGCTGGAAAAGGCTCGCTACGAGGTCTGTGAGAAGGATGACACGCCGATCCAGAACCAGATCGACACGATTGTTGGTCTGTACCTGTCTACGCTTTACAAACTTCGCTTTCTGGCCTAGAGGTAATTCATGGCTGTCACTTACACGAACGCGGTCAAGATTGCCCGCATGAATGCCGTCACCACGGCGATCGGCGCTACCGGCGTGCTGGAGATCGGCACCACCGGCATGGGTACTGTGCTGGCGACAATCCCGCTGGCCAACCCTGCTGCTGGCACTGCAACCGGTGCCGGCGTGCTGACGCTGACGCTTCCGCTAACCGATTCTTCGGCTGATGCCACTGGCACGGCTGCCGCTGCGCGTATCCGCACGGCGTCTGGCGGTACGGACATCGTGACTGGTCTCACGGTCGGCACGTCGGGTTCGGACATCAACCTGAACAACACCAGCATTGCGACCGGCCAGACCGTGACGCTGACTTCGGCAACGATCACCCACGCGACGTAAGTCATGTTGCACAGTCCTGCCGGGTTCACTGGACTTGGGACAATCGTTCCCAGTTACGGTGCGGGAACACGTCCTCCTGCCAGTGGTACTTTCGGGACGACCGTGACGCCCGGCACCGGCGCATATGGTGCATGGGCCGCTATGGGGTCGGCGTTGACGGACGACGCTTACGGCATATTCATCAACGTCAACAACAATTCTACCTCCGGTGCTAGCCGCCAGACGGTTATCAAGATCGGCGTTGACGAAGCCGGAGGTACGACATACGTTGACCGTATTACCGGGCTTATCTGCGGAAACGCCCCGGTCTATCAGTCAGGCGGTAGTGGCGTCTGGTATTACTTCCCGCTGTTCATCAAAAGTGGCAGTACGTTGGCCGTTGCCGGGTTTGGATCAGTAGCCACCGCGTTTGGTGTGTTTTGTGAGACGTATCTACGACCGGCTGATCCCACTCTGGTCAACTCTGGTGCGTTTGTCGAAACGCTAGGGATTACTGGAACAGCGGGTGTCACTGTGACGCCCGGCACTACCGCAGAAGGTGCATGGGTTCTTGCAGGCACGACAACGAAACGGTGCTGGTGGTGGCAGGTAGGCGTTGCTATTCCTTCAAGTATTACTGCGCACAACGCAGCAGTAATTCATGTGGATGTGGCATCGGGAGATGCTACCAACAAAGACATAATCATAAATGACGCGCTGCTAGTTACGACTGGTGGTGAAGCAAACAACATATTCTTAAGTGCAGTCGATGCTATTCGCAGTGTTCCCGAAGGCACGAACATTTATGTTCGCGCACAATCTAGCGCCACGGCACAAAACCTAATTGCAGCCGTTTACGGTTTGGGGTGAGTTATGGCTATCACAGAAGCGTACAGCGGCACTGCGACGATTACGACGACCGAGTTTTCGTGCCCGAACAACTCCACTACTCGCACGCCTATCACAACAGATGGTATCTATCAGGTGTTCTTTGACACCTCGGCACTGTTGGCTGGCGATCAGTTTGAGTTCGTCGTGTATGAGAAGGTGACCTCTGCCGGTACACAGCGAATCGTGTATCAAGGCTATCTGACCGGTGCCATGGCGGCTAGTTACGTCATGCCTAGCCTGATTTTGATGCACGGGTGGGATGTGACCATTCAGAAGATCGCAGGTACTGACCGCTCAATCAGTTGGTCGATTCGTCAGGTGGCCTAACCTATGTCATGGGCATTTCAGCCGCTACTCCCGGCTGCTGCCCAGCAACAGGCGGGCGTTACCGGTATTACCGGCACACTCGCGGCTACCGAAACCGGCAGCGACACCTTTGCTGCCTCGGGTACTGTACTTGTCAGCGGCAGCCTTGCCGCTACTGAAACCGGGGCGGATACTTTTGCTGCCTCGGGAACTGTACTTGTTAGCGGTTCTCTGGCTGCGACCGAAACCGGCAGCGATACCTTCGCTGCATCCGGCACCGTGCTGGTCAGTGGGTCGCTGGCTACAACCGAGACAGGTTCGGATACATTCGCTGCGTCCGGCACGGTCGCAAGCCCTGGCATCACCGGCACGCTTGCTGCTACCGAAACGGGATCGGATACCTTTGCCGCGTCGGGTACTGTACTGGTCAGTGGGTCGCTAGCTGCAACCGAGACTGGCAGTGACACTTTCGCATCTTTTGGTACAGTATTGGTCAGCGGCATTTTTGCCGCTACCGAAACCGGGGCCGACACGTTTGCCGCCAGCGGAAATGTGATCTCTGGCATTGCCGGCGCTATGGCTGCTGTTGAAACCGGCAGCGATATCTTTTACGCTATTGGTACCATTTCGCCGGACATCTTGGCTGGACAACAGGATTTTATCCGCATAAGATCGTTCACGGAACGATGGAGGATTTGAAATGTCGCTGAACTTGAAGGCCATCACGACCCGGCTGGGCTACCAGCAGATCACTTCGCTGTCTTCGGCAACGGGCCTCACGGTGCCGGCCAAGGATGTCAACGGTCTGTCGTGCAAGCCTTCGCTTGCGATGATTACGCCGGAGACGCAGGCTGTGCGCTGGCGCGACGATGGTGTCGCCCCCACGGCCAGCGTTGGTATGCCGCTGGCGGCAGGCGTGACGCTGCAGTACGACGGCGATCTGGCCAACATCCAGTTCATCGAGCAGACGGCTGGCGCCAAGCTCAACATCACCTACTACGCTTGAGGCTCCCATGAACGTGATTGGTGACAACGCCGCGCAGGTCAACTACGTTGACTACTTCACCAAGCAGTTGCCCAAGGATCTTGCGGCAATGGCCGAACTGCGCGACGAACTGGCCAAGCGCCAGGGTGCGCTGACGGCGGTGGATGAGGCTAACAAGCTCAAGGCCGATGCCGTCGAGGCGCTGGCCAAGGCCAAGGCTGAAGCCAAGGCGCTGGTGGATGAGGCCAACGAGGCCAACCAGAAGGCCAAGGCCGACGCTGCGCTGGCCAAGGCCCAGCTGGCCTCGGAAGCCGCCCAGGTTGCGGCGCAGTCCAAGGATCTGTCGGCGCGGGAGAAGGTTCTCTCGCAGCGCGAAAAGGCGGTGACCGCCCGTGAGGAGGATGTCACCAAGCGCGAAGCGGTTGTGGAATCTGCCGCAGCCAAGTATCGTGCTGAACAGGATGCGCTCAACGAGCGCGTCAAGGCCTTCCAGCAGAAGGTCGCGGCCCTGACGGCCTAGTACATTTTACCCTACTGGTGGGGATCACCAGGTATCCGCAAGGAAACCAATGTCTGAAGTTGTTGAAGTAGCGGCAGAACCGGCAGAAGTGCCGGCGACCTCCGTTCCAGAGCAGGAAGCCACGGCGGCGCCTAGCCCTGAAACTACGCCGGAGCAACCTGCAGCCAAGTCTTTCTCGCAGGAAGAACTGGATGCAATTGTTGCAAAGCGGCTCGCACGCGAGCAGCGCAAGTGGGAAAGACAGCAGGCCAACCGACCGCAGGCGGCAAGTCCGCCAGCCGAAGTGCCGCCGGCAGATCAGTTCCAAAGCCCGGAAGCCTACGCGGAAGCGCTGGCAGCCAAGAAGGCCGAGGAGTTGCTGCAGAAGCGCGAGGCTGAAAAGCAGCGGATGGAACTGCTAGAGGCTTACCACGAACGGGAAGAAGAAGCCCGGGTCAAGTACGACGACTTTGAACAAGTCGCCTACAACCCCACGCTTCGCATCACCGACGTGATGGCCCAGACGATCCAGGCCTCCGATCTGGGGCCGGACTTGGCGTACCATCTGGGGTCTAACCCCAAGGAAGCCGAGCGGATCGCCCGCCTGCCGCCGTTCCTGCAAGCCAAGGAGATCGGCAAGATTGAGGCCAAGCTGGCCGACAATCCGCCGGTCAAGAAGACGACCAGTGCTCCAGCACCGATTGCTCCGGTGACGGCCCGCGCATCGTCCGCTTCGACTTACGACACGACTGATCCTCGCTCGATCAAGTCGATGTCCACGTCCGAGTGGATCGAAGCCGACCGCCAGCGCCTGATCAAAAAGCTGGAAGCTGAATCCCGGTATCGCTAGTTCCACAACTTGTAGAGGATTTATATATGGCCAATTCACTGTTGACGATTGATCAAATCACCCGTAAGGCGCTTTCAATCCTTGAAAACAGCCTCGTTCTCACGCGCAACGTCAACCGCGCCTACGACGACAGCTTTGCCGTTCAGGGTGCCAAGATCGGCTCCACGCTGCGTATCCGTAAGCCGGATCGCGCTCTGGTGACCGACGGTGCCGCCCTGCAGGTGCAGGACGACAACGAGCAGTACACCACGCTGACGGTTTCCAACCAGAAGCACATCGGTGTGAACTTCACCACTGCTGAACTCACGATGCAGCTGGACGACTTCGCTGACCGCGTGCTCAAGCCGCGTATCAGCCAGCTGGCCTCCAGCATCGATGCCGACGTGGCCAATGCGTACAAGAGCATTTACCAGTCGGTTGGCTCGCCCGGCTCGACGCCTTCGACGGCGCTTGTGCTGCTGCAGGGCCACCAGAAGCTCAACGAGATGGCCGCTCCGCTGTCGCCTCGCTATGCCACGGTGAACCCGGCTGCCAACGCCTCGCTGGTTGACGGCCTGAAGGG